AAAATGTCTAAAAAAATGTCTAACGAATGTCTAAATGTCAGTTTTAGACATTTGGTAAAAAAATTGTTTATAAATTTTCAAAATTAAAAACATATGATAACATTATTTAAAGATCCGTTGTTTGATGTGTTCGATAAGGTTTTCGAAACATCTTATGTTGGTACATCAATACCTCAAATCAATATTAGTAAAACAGAAAATGATTACAAAGTATTGATGAGTGTTCCTGGTCTCACAAAAGAAGACATAAAAATCACTACAAAGGATAGTGTTTTAACTATTTCTTTTGAAACAGAAGAGAAAACAGATAAAACGCAATTTGTAAGTAGTTTTAGAAAATCTTACATATTACCAGATGATGTCAAAGAAAAAGACATTGTAGGTAAAGTTGAGAATGGGATATTGGAACTGATATTACCAAAAGACAAGAAAAAAAGTTTAGAGAGACTAATTTCTCTAAATTAAAACTAAACCCCACTTATGTGGGGTTTTTTATTTGATATTTATATGTTATATTATTCATAAAAAGACTATGGCTATTTTATCAGAAAAAATTGAGGGTAACATGATTGAGGTGATTATTGAATCCTCGAACTTGAAGTCCGCATCTTACAACACCGAATCTAAGGATTTATCGGTGACTTTTAATAGTGGTGCTATTTATGAATATAATAATGTTCCGTGGGAAATGTTTACAAAATTTAGAATGGCTAAATCCCAAGGAAAATACTTCAACGAGAATATCTCAAGAAGTTACAAATATACCAAAGTAGGATGAGTTTATTTGAAGAATTGATTGAGGATAGGGAAGGAGATGAAAAGATAGTAAAATCTTTTAAAACAAAGGATACACTATGTTCATTGATTTTTCATAGACCAACCTTAAAAATGAGGGAGGATGTCAGAAAAAGGTTATTACAAATATCTGATGACTTTATTGACTCCTTAGGTGTTGAATTTTTCATACACGATATAGTCCTCACTGGCTCATTAGCAAATTACAATTGGTCTGAATACTCTGATGTTGATTTACATGTTTTAATCGATTTAGATGAATTAGATAAAGATAATAAAAAAGATTCAATCGCATTACATTCAATAATGAAGGAGTTTTTCGATGCGAAAAAAAATGTATGGAATGAAAAACATAATATTAAAATTAAGGGTCTTGATGTTGAACTTTATGTTCAAGATGTCAATGAACCACACATTTCCTCAGGGGTTTATTCTGTGTTAAACGATGATTGGATTATTCAACCCAAGAAAGAAACACCTAATATTGATGATAGAAAGATTTTAGATAAGGGTGAGGAATTCGCTAAAAAAATCGATGGTCTTGTTAATTCTGATGAAAAAGAAAATGTTTTATTAAAGATTGAAGACTTAAGAAAAAAAATCAAAAAATTTAGACAAAGTGGTTTAGAGAGTGGTGGGGAGTATTCATATGAGAATCTAACGTTTAAATTATTAAGAAGAAACGGGTACATCAAGAAACTATTAGATTTAAAAAACACAATAACGGACAAAAAATTGTCCATAACACAATAAATAGACTTATTTTTTTCTATATATCTATGTATTTATAGGATAAGAATAAGTCAATCTTAATTTTTAAAAAATGGCAGATTTAAAACCAATAGGTAGTGAAAAGTTATCGGGTGATGACAAACTAAAAAGAATCCTCGAATTAACATACTACAAGAACTCGAATAATAAATCCACAAAAACTTCACCTGAATTGGTGTCAGAAGCTAAAACCGGTGGTGTATATGGTATTGTAAGAGAAAAGGATGGATACTATGTAAAAAGAGGTCTAAATGAACAATCATTAGATTATATAGGTGGTATGTTTATGAAGAATAAGAATAAGTTTTCATCATATTCTGAAGCACTTAAGAGATTGGAACTTTTAAAGGGTCAAGAAGAATTACAAGAAGCAACAAAATATGTTTTAAAAACAAAACCATCTCAGGAAGAGGCCCCGATGGCTGAACCTCCGATGGATTTACCACCTGCAGCTCCTTCTGATTCGGCTAGTGAGTTACCTCCTATGGCAACAGAACCTTCTGCAGATTCACCCGCACCCGATATGGAATCACCTGAAGTGGGTTCAACGGAAGAACCATCTATGGGTCCTGAAGGAGAGGAAGGTGGTGAATCAAAACGTTCTGACTACATGGCTGAAGTTCAAAAATTCGCTGGTAAGTTAGGTCAAGAATTAAGAGATCAAAAAGATAAAATGGAGAGTGATGATATTAAGTATGTTCTTAATATGGTTATTTCGGCCGTTGATTTAGATAAATTGGAAGACGAGGATATTGAGGAAATAGGTAAGAAGTTCGAAAGAGAAGAAGATGAAATGGGAGGAGAGGAAGAAGTTCCAGCTGAAGAACCATCAATGGGTGACGAAGAAGTTCCCGCAGAGGAACCTGCACCAGAAGAAGATTTAGGTGAAATAGACGCTATGGCGGCTTTAGAGTCTTTTATTGATACTCCAGTTGATATGGTTGGTGAAATGGGTGAAGATGATGAATTAAGAAAATATGCAGATATAGATGAGACTCCTCAAATGGACGAAGAGAAAGAGATTGATTTAGATGAAATAAAAAATAGTATTAACCAAGCTGTTGGTGAGACACTAAGTAAATATTTTAATTAATAATGGTATTAATCTATGTTAATGAAATCGGTTCAGATTACAAAGGTCAAAAACAGTACGAATTTATCTTCAGTAAATCAACTGATCTTGACATAGAGGAATGGTTTGTTATACCCGCATCATCAACTCAACAAAGTAAATCACCAGACATTCAATATGTTGATTTGGTTGGTTTATTGAAAAATACAGATTTAGATTTAGAATTAGTTCAAAACTCCGATTATTTCGGAGTTATTGATGCTGTGGATAATGTAATTGCATTAGCTTGGGAAAAGTTTGATTTTGATGGTGAATTTGATAGATTATCATTTAGGTTTGGTGAATCTGTTGAGTCTGTAACCAAAAAATTAAAACAAAGAAATTATCACTTATTAAAAGAAGAAATAAAATTTAAAGAATCATGAAAAGGTTTGAATTAGTCCAAAAACTTATAAATGAAGGTTTATCAGAAAAAACATTGGTAAATCTATCAGATAAACAATTAGGTGATTTATCCAAAAGAATGTTAGGTGAGGCACTGACCGCAACTATGGCTGATATTAAAAAAAGTCCAACCTTACAAGCCGCAGCTAAAGACCCAAATACTCCAATAAGAGTTGTTGGTGAAGAGGGTGACATCGATGAATCAAAAAAGAAAAAGAAAAAAGAAACCATATACGATAAGGCACTTAAAGATTTAGGTGGAGAAGAAGGTGTGATTAAATTTTTTGACAAAGAATTAAAAAACAAAAAGAAAAGTGCTGTTGTTAAAAAAGAAAATGTAGAAGTTAAAAATTGGTTAGAAACAATTGCTGAAGATAATTTTCATTCTATGACTTCAAAAGGTGAAATAATGGAATTAATTCAAACTAAATTAAATGAGGTTGAGGTTGGTCCTAATGTTAGAAAAGGTCACAATGGTGTTCCTGAATTTATGAGTTATGATGCAATTTCAAATACGGAAGTAAAAGAGGCCTCACCAACAACAAAACCCGCACCAACAAAACCTAAAGTTGATCCAGGTACAAAACCAAGAACACCTTATTCTCCTAAACCAGGTGAAAAATCTAAACCAAAGGCATTAAAAGAGAAGAAGGATGCAAATAAGTAAGAAAAATTTGTTATCTTTAATAGAAAACAATATTAAAGAAATGGCAATGGATTTCGATACACCTGACAGACCCGATCAAGGTTTACAGGACAAGTTATCACAAGGAGATACGCCTTTGAAAAAAACCCCATTACCAACTACTGGAGAAGAACCAAATAAGAATTTTCAAGAAGTTTTGGCTTCAGAAAGATATAGACAAGTAGTAGAAAATCTTAGAAGATATCTTGGTGATAGAACCCCTGTACAAAGAGGAATGGAAGGGGTAATGCAACTTCAACAAACATTAATGAATGCTCACAATACTGTGGTCCAAATTGAATCTAATCATAGAGAAGAGTTAGAACAATTAGCTGTGGAATTGGTGATGAAAGAAATGGGTATACCCGAAGGAGCAATAGAATTTGATGCAAAGATAGTTGGTATGGGTGAAATCGACATGGAAGATTTTGGACATGACGAAGAAAATGAAGAAAATCCCGAACAGGTTGATGTTGAAAATGAGATAGAAATTTTTAATGAGTTACAAAATTTAGATTTAGAAAAGGCTAAAAGAAGAATGATAAATGCTATCATTCAAGGAGCTTCTAAAAAAGGTCACTATATGTTTCATTTGGTACCAGAAAGATTAGAACAAATTACAGGTAATCCAAACATTCTTAATTTATACGGAACATTAATGTCAATAAATGATATTACTTATTGGCAGATTAGTGATCAAATGATTAAAAACTTAGGTGGATCTGCTGCAGGTAAAGAAAGTGCAGAAGGACCTGAGGAAGAAGGTGGACCTGGAAAAGTTGTTGCAAGAGGTATTAATTTTCCTGTTTTAGTACACGAATTAATTAAAGGAACATTAGAATTATTTGCTCTACAAGGTAGACCTGAGGGTGATTTTACAGATATTGAAGATACAGAAGACACCTTAGAAAAAGAAATGTGGGATTTAAGATTAGGTCCCGCGATTTGGGATAGAATTAGAAGACAGTTTCCTGAAGATATTTTTACAGATGAAAATAAAATAGAATTACAAAACTACTTACTTGTTGAGATTTTTAAATTACCAGCTAAAAAGTTTTTAGTTTTTATGAAAGAGGTTTTAGGTGGTTCTGATAGAGGTAAAAGAATGATGAATCAACTAATGGATGGTATTAATAAAATGTTTAATGACCAAGAGTATGAAGAGTCAGTTGCAATGTTTAGAGATGATTTAGAAGACGCAACAGAAGAAACTGAAGACGGTGATATGGATAGTTATTTAAGGTCAATAGGTATTAGTGGGTCAATTAATTTTGACGACGATGAAGATGAAGATGAAGATGATGGTGGTGAGTTAGTTCCCGTAAGATAAACAAAGGTGGTTAATCCACCTTTTTTCATATTTATTATATATGAATTCGAAATTAGAACAATTAAAAGAGTATGCTAAGATTATTAAGGATACACCTTATGCTCTTAAGACATATCTACAAACATTCGATAATACACAAAAAAAATATGTACCATTAGAATTATTTCCTGATCAAATTCAATTATTAAATGATTATGAAAATTATAATGAAAACATAACTAGAAAATATAGACAAGCTGGTGTTACAACAGTTACAGCGGCTTGGATTTCTAAAAGATTACAATTTGCAAAACCGGAAAATCCTGATAGAGTACTTTTAATTGCAAACAAACGAGACACGGCCGTTGAAATGGCCAACAAGGTTAGACACTTCTTGGAACAATGGCCAGATTGGATTAACGTGGGGTTTCATCCTGATAAGAATTCTGAAAGTAGATTTAGATTAAATAATGGTTGTGAGGTAAAAGCCGTTGCTACATCCGCGGATGCACTTCGTGGTTATACACCAACTATACTTATATTTGACGAAGCGGCATACATTGAAGCGGGTGACGACTTTTGGGCCGCATCTATGGCGTCCCTATCAACGGGTGGTAAAATTATTCTCATCTCAACACCAAATGGTTATGACCCAATTTATTATGGTGTATATGACCAAGCAATTCGTGGAGTAAACGATTTCCATATAACCGATTTAAGATGGTTTAAGGATCCTCGTTATACAAAAGACTTGCGTTGGGTTAAGTGTAATGATATATGTCATTACATGTTGAATAGAGAACAATACAATGATGACGAAGTTGTTATGTACGACTTCGATATTGAAAAATATCAAGAATATGTTGAGCAGGGTTATAAACCATTCTCGTCTTGGTTTGAGTCAATGTCAAAAAAATTCAAATACGATAGACGTAAAATTGCTCAAGAATTAGAGTGTGACTTTTTAGGTTCAGGTGATGGTGTAATTCCTGGTGAAATTCAGGAAAACATTGCTAAGAATATGATTAGACAACCCAAGGAAAAATATATGCAAGGGACTTTTTGGCAATGGAAAGAACCAGTAGAGGGACATCGTTATATCATGGGTGTAGATGTTAGTAGAGGAGATAGTGAAGATTTTTCATCAATAAACATTGTGGATTTTGATGATAGAGAGCAGGTTGTTGAGTACATAGGTAAAATACCACCAGATGATTTAGCAGCAATTGCATATAAATGGGGTATATTATATGATGCATTTATTGTGATTGATATCACCGGAGGTATGGGTATTGCAACTTCTCGTAAGTTACAAGAAATGAATTATAGGAACCTATATATTGATGGTATTAATACCCAAAATATATGGAATTATAATAAGAAGGTAATGGAAAAAATTCCAGGTTTAAATTTTAATAACAAAAGAACTCAAATTGTGGCCGCGTTTGAAGAACAAGTTAGAAAGGGATTTGCAATACGTTCTACTAGATTATTAAATGAGTTAAACACTTTTGTTTATATTAATGGAAGACCCGACCACATGAAAGGTGCACACGACGATTCAATCATGAGTCTTTCTATGGCCCTATATGCCGGTGACATCTGTTTTAATCAATTACAAAGAAATGATACAAAAAATAAAGCAATGTTAGAATCTTGGGCGATGTCCGAAAGAACTTACGAACCAAATAAGACCTTTTATTCGTATGGAACTTCATTAGACCCGATAGGATCTATTCAGACAGACCCCTCGTTTTTTCATCAAAATAACCCAATGAATAATTCAAAATCCGCATATCAAGAATATTCTTGGTTATTTGGTAAGAAGAAAAACCTTTAATAATTAAGAATAAATGTTTATATTATAATCAAAACTATTTATATACATGGCCGATAATAATCTCACAGTATTTCAGAAATTAACAAGAGTATTTGGTTTTCCGGGTAGAACAAAACCCGAGAATGCACCCTCTTTCAATTTCTCAAAAGATGAACTTTTAAAAACCGATAGTAGAGAAGAATATGAAAAGGCAATGTTACAAGCTCAACAAAGTCAGTACATTGCAGATAAGTGGACAAAATTAGACCAATCTCTTTATAATCAATCGGTATATTACGAACCAAACAGACTAGCGGCATATTATGATTATGAATCTATGGAGTTCACTCCTGAAATATCTGCGTCTCTCGATATATATGCAGAAGAATCAACTACATTATCCGAAAAAGGTGAAATTCTAACAATATATTCTGAATCAGATAGAGTTAAAAATATTTTAGAAGATTTGTTTAAAGAAAAATTAGATATCAATACTAACCTTCAAATGTGGGCTCGTGGTTTGTGTAAATACGGAGATAACTTTGTTTATTTAAAAGTGGACCCCGAAAAAGGTATTGTCGGTTGTCAACAATTACCAAATATTGAAATTGAGAGAATTGAAGGTGCATCAACAAAAACACCAGGTAATGAAAAAGATTTAAAATTACCGTCGAGAGAATTGAGATTCCAATGGAAAAATAAAGAAATGGAATTTCAATCTTGGGAAATTGCACATTTTAGATTGTTAGGTGACGACAGAAAACTTCCATATGGTACTTCAATGTTAGATAAGATAAGAAGAATATGGAAACAACTTCTTTTAGCGGAGGACGCTATGTTAATCTACAGAACATCAAGAGCACCGGAAAGAAGGGTGTTTAAAGTATTTGTTGGTAACATGGATGACAAAGATATCGAGGCTTATGTACAAAGAGTTGCAAATAAATTTAAAAGAGACCAAATAGCGGACCCAAGAAATGGACAAGTTGATATGAGATATAATCAAATGGCGGTTGACCAAGATTATTTTATACCTGTTCGTGACCCCTCACAAACTAACCCAATTGAAACATTGGCTGGTGCACAAAACTTGGGTGAAATTGCGGATATTGAATACATTCAAAAGAAATTATTAGCGGCTTTAAGAATTCCTAAAGCATTCTTAGGTTTTGAAGAAGTTGTGGGTGAAGGTAAAACTTTAGCCTTAATGGATATTCGTTTCGCAAGAACAATTAATAGAATACAAAAATCATTAATTCAGGAACTAAATAAGATTGCTTTAATTCATCTTTATCTATCTGGACTTGAGGATGAGTTAGGTAATTTCTCATTGTCTTTAACTAACCCATCGGCCCAATCTGATTTATTAAGAATTGAACAATGGAAAGAAAAGGTTACTCTTTATAAAGATGCAACATCCGATCAATCTCAAGTTGGTATTCTTCCTGTATCACATACATGGGCTAAGAAAAATATCCTTGGTATGAGTGATAGTGAAGTTATTCTTGATTTACAACAACAAAGACTTGAAAGAGCAATGGGATTTGAATTACAGAATACTCAGAATGTTATTAAGCGTTCCGGTGTGTTTGACGATGTCGATGCAAAATATGGTATATCTGAAGATGAGAGAAAGGCCGCAGAAGAAAGTGGACAAACCGCATCAGCCGGAGGAGATATGGGTGGAGCAATGGGAGGATCACCACCTTCACCAGAATCAGCGGCGGGAGGATCGGAACCACTAAGTGAAAGTAGGAAATCAAAAATATTGGGTATGTTGGGTGAAGAAAAATTAGATTTTAATGATTTATTTGACATGAACAAAGCACAACAGAATATTTATGAAATAGAAAATAAAATAAAAGACATTTTAAACGATTAAAAATGAACAGTTTCGGAAAAATAAAAACAAAAATATTAGGTAAATTAACAGAATCCTATTCATCAAAGAATAAAACTGAGATGAAGAAAATCCTTAAAACAATAAAAGAAAATGAAGACTTTAAGGATATGTATCTTTTTTACGAGGAAGTTGAAAACAAGTATTTTGATGATAAGGACGTTGCCAAGTTATTTGTTGAGGAACTATCATCAGTGTTAAAGGTTAAATCAAAAAAAATTAAAGACTTTTGTAAGTCTTTGAATGAAACACTAAAAGATGTGGATGTTCAGGATAATGATTTATATTCAGTATTAGACCAATTATCAGAAGAAGATACATTGAATAACTTAGATAAAAAAGTTATTGCAAAAAAGAAATTATACGAACATTTAATAACTAAGAAAGAGATTAAAGAATCCGATAAGGTTTTACATACACAGAATGAAAACCTCTTACATGCTGTTTTGGTGAATAATTTTAACGTTCTATATAATAACAATTTAAGTGAAGAACAGAAACAAACTTTAAAAGATATATTATCAATTCCAACAAATGACCTCGAATATAAAACTAATGAGTTAAAAGAATCTTTGATAAAAAAAATAGACTCATTGTTAATAGAATCATCTGACGAAGAGATGAAATATAAATTAAGTAATGTCAAAGATGAGGTAAACAGTAAGAAGTCCTCGAGAATTAATTACTATAGATTAGTAGAATTAAAAAATGGTCTTGATTAGTCAAGACCATTTTTGATTTTTTCAACATATTGAGCTTTCATTATTTCTTCCCTTCTTTTTACTGAAGGTTTTACAAATTCTTGTCTCTCTCTGAGTTTTTGAATTTGTTTTGTCTTTTGAACTTTACTCTTATAAAGTTTCAAAGCGTACTCAATACTTTTATCGACGTTTACTATTAACATAATATATAAGTATATTAAAAATATACTGAAAATATTTTTTATTTCAAATAATTTTATTTATTTTTTATTTACACCATAAAATTATGAAATATGTAATAAAGTAATGAAAAACGGAAAGTACATCTCATTAGGAGATTACAGGAATGTTAAAATTGGATATGGTACAGTAGATTTTAAAAATTTAAAAACAATATATCTAAAACTTAATTCTTGGGTTCAACCAGAAAACAATGAAGACGATTTTGACTATCTAATAAACAAAACAAGAAGAACAATTAAAGAGATGGTTTATAATTTAAAAAACGAAAATTTTAAACCGCAATGTATTGTGGATTTAGACATAAAGACGAGAGGTATAAAGATTGAAAAAAGATCTTTTATGAATTTAGAGGTCACTTTGTTTATTGAAAAGCAATTTGATGTTAAATCAAAAAATACCAAATCATTAGTCAAGGACATTATTGAAAGGATAGTAGAAACGGGTTTATCTGATAAAAACTTATTCAACTTTAATAAAAACAAAAAATAACTTATATATCGATGTATTTATATAGTATAATTAATTATATAAATGAAGATATTAGGACCAAATGAAACCGGCAAAGGAATTTTGATTGAGTATGATGCCGGTCATGTTTCACCTGACGATAATAAGAAAATTATTTCTGAAATGAAGAATATGGACTTCTCTGAAGACCTTATTCTTTATGCTGTTTTACAAAAATACGATACCCCAAACAAAAATGGGAGAATATATCCTGAGATTATTCTTAAAAGAGAAAATGAAAAATACCAAAATATTATTAAAAAGGGAGGGGCTCTTAATGAATTAAATCACCCATCATCTTCACTAATTGATCTCGATAGGGTTTCTCATTCTATTATGGAAACTTGGTGGGATGGTAAAATGTTAATGGGTAAAATTAAATTGTTTACATCACCTGGTTGGAAAAAAATGGGTATAGTATCTACTAAAGGTGATCAAGCGGCCATGTTGATAATGAATGGTGCTACATTGGGTATTTCCTCTCGTGGTGTGGGTTCTTTAAAAAACGTAAAAGGTCAAAATGTTGTACAAGAAGATTTTGAATTGGTGTGTTTTGATTTAGTTTCTTCACCGTCCACACCGGGTGCTTATATTTTTTTAGACCCATCTGAAAGAGACCAATACCAAGAATCCTTAGAAGAAAAACCAATTGTTGACAATAGAATGAGAAAACTTATGGGAAATTTAGATAGATTTTTATCTAAATAAAAAGTTTTATTCTGTTTTTAATAATAACAGCTCGATTTTTTTATAAAATCATAATATTTATAAGATAATAAAACAAATCAAATGACTGAAAAATCAATTTTAGAACAAGCGTTACTTCAAGTACAAACACTTGAAGAAGCAGTTAAGCAAAATGCAAAAGGTATACTTGCTTCTACTATGAAGGAAGAACTTAATGAATTGCTGAAAGAGTCAGAAGAAGAGGGTCAAAAAGACGAAGAGGTGTCTGAGGGGGATGTTCCTCCTATGAAAGACGTTAAAGAGTCCGATGAACCTAAAGAAGAGGAAAAAGATGTGTCTGAACAACCTGAAGACGAATCTGATGATGAAGAATCTGAAGATGAGGCTGGGGATGATGAAGAAAATATAGACGACCTCGATAATGAAGATCCAATGAAAGGTATCGATTCTATGGACTCAGAAGATGGTGAAGAAATGCCAGAACCATCTGATGATATGGGTATGGGAGATATGCCATCTGATGATGACGATGTTATGGATATGACAGGTGCATCTGACGATGAAGTATTAAAAGTATTCAAGGCAATGAAACCAGAAGATGGTATTGTTGTTAAGAAAGACGGAGACGATATTGAATTGGACATGAATGGTGATGAGTATATCATTAAACTTGACGAAGAAGGTGATTCTGAGGTTGAAGAAGAAGTAAAAGCCGATGAAGAAGCAATCTATGAAATCGAGTTAGATGAAGAAGATTCTGAAGGAGAAACATCTGAAGGTGAAGAACCAAAAGAAGTGGAAGCAACAGAAGCGGCTAGAACATTCGCTAACGACGTAAGAAAACCTGCGAACCAAGGTAAAAAATACAAATCTGGTCGTAAGGAAATGAACGAAGAAGTTGAAACTTTGAAAAAACAAAACTCTGAATATAAGAAAGCGTTAGTATTATTCAAAGAGAAACTTAATGAAGTTGCAGTGTTTAACGCAAATCTTGCGTATGCTACTCGTTTATTCACCGAACATTCGACAACAAAACAGGAGAAATTGAATATTCTTAAGAGATTTGATTCAGTTTCAACTATGAATGAATCTAAAGGTTTGTTCAACACAATCAAAACTGAATTAAACACAAAAAAATCAGTTACTGAGAGTGTAGTTGAGAAAATCTCTTCAACTCCTCAAACATCAAGTTCTCAAGAAGTATTGGCGGAATCAAAAGCATATGAGAATCCACAATTCAAGAGAATGAAAGATTTGATGAGTAAAATAAAATAATAAAAAATAAAAAAACCAAAAAATACAAAAATGGGAGCATTATTAGAATCAGGTATGGTTGGTAACATCGGTCTTAAGCACCTTCGTGTTATCAAAGAAGATACCATTAAAAAATGGGATGACCTCGGATTCCTTGAAGGATTAGAGGGTCACCAAAAAGATAACATCGCACAGTTGTATGAAAACCAAGCGTCTTATTTAATCAACGAAGCAGCAGTTTCTGATGCTAGTGGTTCTTTCGAGACAGTGGTATTCCCAATCATCCGTCGTGTTTTCTCTAAGTTGTTAGCAAACGACATCGTATCAGTACAAGCAATGAACTTACCAATCGGTAAATTGTTCTATTTTGTACCTAAAATTCAGGAAAGAAGCAGTGGAGCACACTATGCACCATTCGGATATCCTAACACAACCGACGCAGTAACTGCAGGTTATAACTCAGAACCAAGAAGTCTTTATGATCGTTTCTACGAAGGTGGTGACGACGCAGACCAAGGTTTGTTCGATTACTCAAAAGGAGCTTTCAGTTCAATCTCTTTAACTGGTACTTCTCTTCACTCATTCTCAAATGGTGATGCTGGTGCAGCTGTTGTTCATGCAACAGGTAGCACTTTATCAAGTGTAATCTTGAAAGTAACTGGTTTTACAAAAACCGGTCAAGGTAAATTAAGTGGTGCAAACGGTAATGAAATGGATACTGAAGAGTTCTTAGCTTCATTACAAGTTTCTTCTGCACAAGTTCAGTCTGGTGCTTCTTTACCATTCAATATCGTAACTCAAAAATACGGTAAAGGTATTGTTGAGTATGGTCAAAAAGGTGGTTCAGGTCTAAGCAGATTTGATGACATTTGTGATGAAGAAGGTGCAATCTATTTAAACATAGACCTTCAAACCTATTCTTCAAGTGCAGGTTTCTCAGACCATACAGTTGCAGGTTCAACACTAATTGGTGCTGACTTCGTAATTACTTATCGTCAATACGAAACACTTGAGTTTGAAGAAGAAATCGGTGAAGTATCTTTCGACTTATCTTCTGTAACAGTATCTGTTACTGAAAGAAAGTTAAGAGCTAGCTGGTCTCCTGAATTGGCTCAAGACGTAAGTGCATTCCACAACATCGACGCTGAAGCTGAGTTAACTGCATTGTTATCTGAGCAAATCGCGGCTGAGGTTGACCGTGAAATCTTACGTGATTTAAGAAAAGGTGCCGCTTGGAAAGCTAAGTGGGACTATAATGAGTGGAAATACGGTGGTGCTTCTGGTGCTACTTTAGTAGGTTACACTCAAAAAGACTGGAACCAAACGTTAATCACTAAGATTAACCAAGTTTCAGCTCAAATCCATAAAACTACTTTGAGAGGTGGTGCTAACTGGATCGTTTGTTCTTCAGAAGTATCTGCAGTATTCGATGATTTAGAGTATTTCCACGTATCAAACGCTCATCCTGAGCAAGATCAGTACAACATGGGTATTGAGAAAATTGGTTCAATTGCAGGTAGATATCAAGTTTATCGTGATCCTTACTTCCCATCTGGTAAAATCCTTATCGGTCACAAAGGTAAGTCATTGTTAGACGCTGGTTACATTTACGCACCGTATGTGCCTTTACAATTGACTCCAACAATGTATAATCCTTTCAACTTCACTCCAATCAAGGGTATCATGACTAGATACGCTAAGAAGATGGTTAACAACCGTTACTTTGGTGTGATTGATGTAAAAGGTTTGACTACATTCAGTTTGGACACTTTAAGATAATCATTGTCTTAATATATAAAAACCCTCGAGAAATCGGGGGTTTTTTATTTTTGGTATATTCCAAATTATTCTTTATTTTTGCTTCTATGTCGGAAATAGATTATAGTAAACTAAGGTTAGATGTCCTTCAGAAACTCATAAATCAAAGAGGTATTGAGTGTAAAATGAAAAAGGACGAAATGGTTAAAATGTTAATTCTATATGACGAGGGAAAATATCGTGAACCACAGAGAGAAACCATTTACATTAAAGATGGTGAAGGTTATAATGTAGGAATAGACTTGAGGAATAGAGAACATCTTTTACAAGTGAGTAGAATAATAGAAAAAAAAGAAGGTAAATCCTTAAATCGATACTCTGAAAATAGAGTTTGGTATTGGGTACCTAACAAATTGATATGAATTGGATAGAATATTTTTTAGGATTAGCAGAACAAGTTAAACTTAAATCAAAAGACCGGTCTACACAGATTGGTGCAGTTATCGTTGGAGAGGATAATGAGGTCCTTTCTACGGGTTATAATTCATTTCCAAGGGGAATGGATGATTCTAAATTAGAACGTCAGGAAAGACCTGAAAAATACTTCTGGTTTGAACATGCGGAACGTAATGCAATTTATAACGCAGCTCGTGTAGGGACACCACTAAAAGGTTCTACAATATATCTTACTTCAGGGTTACCATGTATGGACTGTGCTAGGGGTATAGTAAATAGTGGAATTAAAACTGTTTACTGTAAAGAGGTATGTACCACAAAAAATAAGGAGAAGTGGGAAGAATCTCAAAAGAAATCACTCCAACTTCTCCTTGAATGTGGGGTTGTTGTTAATTATTATTAATTACCAAGTTCTACAAGCCCAATATCTTGCTTTCCATCTTGGTCCTGGATTATCACAATTGTGTCTAGCTCTAAATGATTTTCTTCTTTCGGGATTATTCTTTTTAATTTTCATTACTTTACCCTTTGCAGATTTACCACCAAACCCAAAATTTACTTTTACCACTTTTCCTTTATCATTCTTAACATAAACTTTAAATTTCTTAATATCACCCTGCATAATTTTTCCAAGTTGTACCTTTCTTCCCTGATATTCTGCCTCGTTTAAAAGGTCTGTGACTTCGTAATTAGTTTCTTCGATTGGTCCATATTCATTTTCATAAATGAATGTAATATCTTCATCTGATAAATCTAAATCACCACTCAAATATAATTCTTTACATTCTTCTAATAATTGAAAAAAACTATCTGTGCCTAATTTGTAAACATTTTCTAATAATGGTTTTTTAGAAATAATATGATATTTTAATGCGTTTGAAATTTCTATGTTTTCAGTAACCAATTTTGGGTGTTGGATTGCTTCCTGAATTGAGGATAAGTCCAATTTAATTTTGTTTTCCATATTTTCATCAAATTTTGTCATTGTTGGTTTATTACCTTTACCAACTTTGGGTTCTTTTTTTTCCGCCCTTCTTTTTTGAGAAGTCATGGCCCTTTTTTCTTTTTTACTGTATGAACCCGCAGTTTTTGGTGTGTCTTTCGAAACTTTCTTAGAGGGTCTACATTTTGGATACGCTTTACCATCCGCATCTTTTCTACCACAAGGAGGATGTTTACCATCAACCTTTCGACTTACATCAACCCATTTTTCTTTGAACCATCTTCTAAGGTCTTCTTTTAAAACCTCACCATTAGATAAGGATTCATTAATGTATTCAAAATCTTCTTCGTTTACAAGTATTTTCATAAACTATTTTTTACATTTTTTCCATCCACCACCTTTAGATTTATAATTCTTCGCAGCCCAACCATTTGCGTATGCTGAAGGATAAACGTCAAATTTTGCTTTAGCTGCCGCTTTTGAGGCGGCCCATTTACCTGGGTCTGTCGGACAATTTTTACTCTCGTCTATTTGATACTCTTCACTTAAGAATGAACTATCGGAATTGTTTTCAAGATATAGGATATACATCTCAATATCAGTCATATTAAAATAATCCAAATCATTATCATTAAACCATTGAATGACTTCTTGTCTGTTAACTTTATTGTTTATTTTTTTAAGACATTTAATATCGGAAGCGGATATTGAATCATCTTCCACATCCTGCTCATTAATATTATGACTGTAATCGTTTTTTGTTTTATTCATTAAAAAATCAAAAACCTGATCTAATAAACTTTTTGCTTCAGATATGTGGTCTTGGGCCCAATCATGTTCTTTGAGTATATTGTCAATCATTTCGTGATCCTCATTCATTAACAAACCACATTGTCTTTTCATTTGTGAAATGTTTTTAAAAAACATGTAGTTTTCATGTTTTAAATCTTCACCCTCAGATAGAGTTTTAAGGTGTTTCTTAATAATTTCTTCTAATTTCATAATATATAAATAGTTTACTTTTCTGACACTATTTCAAATTTTATTTCATTTTCATAAAAAATTTCTTCAGAATGTGTTTTCCCTTTAATTTCTATAAAATATTCTCTCGGGATATAAATTGACGTATCAAGAGTAAATGAGTTTTCGTTTGTGGTATCAATTTGTGTCCAATCATGAACTATTACATTAGTTCTACCTTCTTTGATGTACATTCTATAAAAAACTTCATTAAATAATATGGTTTTAGATTCATTTATAGATTTAAAAGTTATTAAAATTTTTCTTTTTTCACCCCTGATGATTTTTTCATTTTGTTTTACACCAAAAAATTGAATTGCATATCTATCTAATTCGGTTGGATTATCACCAATACTATATAATGATGTATATGGTTTTGGTATGAATCTTTGAGTAATGTTAGATATTGAAACTCCGTCAATACTTAGATTTTTCCATTTGTCAAAATAAAACCTCTTACCGTCACAAATTACCCCGTCTAAACCAAAACTTACTTTATAGATACCTTTTCTTATTTTAGTAGTTGTCAGACCTGTAAGACCGACAATTTCAGTATTAGTATAGTCTAATATGTCCACCGTTGGTTCATCATCTAAATCATAGAAATTTGTACCCTTAGTTATGTATAAGTATAAATTTTGAGTTACCTTTATAACGAAGTTAGTTCTATCGTCGTTTATTCTATCGTCAAAAAATGTTTCAACGTAAGGTTCAAAAAAGGTTTGTGTGTACTTACTAAAAAATGCAACTGATTGGTCAACTTCTGCATTTAAATCTTGATATAAAACGGCGAATGCTAATCCTAAACCATGATCAGTAGTACCTGTTAAGACACTGTTCACGTAACTTGTTACATCTACGTTAATGTCTTCATTACCGTTGTCAAAATGAATAGTTTCTAAAATCGTTGGGGTTGTTGAATAGATTCCCTCGGATGTCCAAGAATTTAGGGTTGTTCTATTAAACCAGTTTGATGGTCTTTCATCAAAGGTATTATTTCCAGTGGTAAAATCATATCCACCATCTTCATAATCAAAACCCAAACCTTCGTCCCAAAATTCGGGAACCTGAAATAATATTAAGTCAAATGAATTGGTTCTTTGTCTACCAGTACCCCTTTTTGCACCTAAAAATGTTTCGTCCCCGAATATGGTATTTGTTAAATGAAGTGTGTGAGTGGTTCCTGTGGTAATCACATAATCACCACCATTGATTTTGGATTTTAAATCATCAAAGTCAATTTTAAAAATAAATTTAGAAAAACCACTACCATAAAAAATCTCAGTTGTTGGGTTTTTTGCAGTATTAACCTGAGTATTTTTAATTATGGTGTTATTTTTTTCAAAATATGAACGGAAATATGACATCTTTTTTCTTTATAAATATCAAATTAATTGATTCTGATTGACCCGTTCAGTAAATCATTTCTCATTGTTTCAATTAATTTCACCAACTCGCTATAACTTTTAAATTGATTATTTTTAACAAATGGACCGAGTACATTGTGTTCATGTTGAAATAGGACATCAATAACCTTTTCTAAAAGTAGTATAAGATTCTCTCCCCTGACCACGGAATAAGTATTTGGTTCTATTCTCTCAATATAGTCATTTTGTGTTAGTTCGTATTTGTCCAATTTTTCAAAAGGAACCGGTTTATCTGTTTGATTGGTATCTGTAGATAAAAAATAAATTTTATCCGATTTCAAAGATGAAAAAGATTGTTCACCACTTTTTTTATCAAATACAAACTTCTCTTTTTTAATTTTTTGAGGTGTTACTTTTGGAAAAACATCACCCAAAGAAAAAATCAAACCACATTTAGGTCCAATGCCATACATTGTAATTGACGAGAATATGTTCTTTTTAAAGTTATCATTATCATTGTTTTCCATTAAACTTTGTTTGGGTCTAAAATAAAATGGATGTAAATCTCCTTTTTTATATAGTGGATTGATTTTTTTTAAATCATCCTCATGTATTGTTAATAAAAAATCTCTAATTTCACTTACTAGAGATGTAAAATCATCAGAAGATGGTAGAACTATTCTATGTGTTGGGGATGTTGTATTTTTCTCTACATTTACTAAATTTAGTAATTCACTAGGTATGATTGTATTTTCATTAATTCTATTTGTCTTAGTTAAATCTCCAAATGGGGTTTTAAGTTTATATACATAAAAGTCAACAGCATATGGTGTAGTTAAATTAGTATCACCTGAGTTATCAACCACATCATATTCAATTAAATAATTTAAATCCTTAACTTCAACTTTTTCAGATTTTATTTCAATTATCTTTTTTTCTAATTTATGTGGATATTTTTTTAATGTTAAAACAGAACTTTTTGTTGACATAATTGGGTATGAATATATGTCCTGTCTGTCTTTTGGAGAGGCCCTTTCTTTAGATAAAAGTTTACCCCCTCTTAATTGTAAACCATTTTCAGTGAATACTAAATCTGACCCGTATTTACCATAAATTCCATAATCTGTATTTTTTACAACCGAACCTTTGGAGGATTTTTTCTTGTAATTACCTTTATTGTCAAATAAATCAGGTTTATGTTTTATACTAACACCATAGGTTGTATTCGTGATTTGTGGCGAAAAACTTTGGTCATTAAAATTGTGTATTGTTGTAAATGGACCCGCGATATATTCAACGTTCACGTTTTCTTTATCTGTATTATAATTTACAATTTTTACCGCTTGGTCAACTTCAGGAATAAAATTTATGTTTGTCGGTAAAAATGGGTTGGCAACAAATATATCATTATCTGAAAATGGTTCATAATTATCCGCTCTTTCTTTGGATGAAACATAATCAGAATATCTAACACATCGTATTCTACCCAATCCTTTTGGGTCCGTGTTGTCAATACATATACCGAGATCAATTGATTTCATTATTTTCTAGTTCTTTTACCTATTTCTTTATTTATGTTATCATACATGGATTCGACCAATTCTAAATGCCTTGTCAAATCAACAATTAATAATTTTGTTTTTTCAAATTCAATAGATAGCGTTTCTAATGCATTGAATAAGTCTTTATTAGATTTATTTTCTACATCATTAGATGTTTCTATTATTTTATTTAAATCAATCATTTTACAACATTTTACCCACACTATTTAAAATTCCCGGCGGTATAACTAAAGGACCAACAGGTGTTGGAACAATTATTTCTTTGTTTGTTACTTTTATAAATGAATTTGTATCTAATTCTTCTGTATTACCATCTATTATGGATTTTATAATGGTTGGTAGATTATTGTCTTCACCAAAAATGGGTCCTAAGGATATACCCGCATTTTCTAATCTTTCCATAATATTCAATTGTGCCCTATCTTGACTATATCCGGGTAATTTATCTGAAAGTCCAAGTAAAATACCGGGTATACTGATTGGGGATCCAAGTGATAATGCGTTTTGTAATGTTGTTAGGATTACATTGAATATTGTGAAACAATCTTCAATACCCTCTTCTAAAAGTTTTGTAAGTAACGCAATTAATGCCGTTATGATAACTACATATCTTTTATATTTATTTTTTAATATTTTATTAACAAGTACAATTACAAATGCAATTAAGTCTACTTTTATAAGTTTCCAAAATTCTCTAATGAAAAGCCAAAATAATTTTTTAATGATTGACCAGAATAATTTACTAAGCTCTTTCATAGTATTTAAAACATCAAGAACTTGATTTATACCAGCTTTAAATATTTTATATAAAATTACTATTGGTAAAAGTATTTTTGGTGATAATGCAGACATTAATAGTGCTTTAGGTAAATTAAGAATAAATAAATTCAATAAATTTAAACTAAATTGTAGTTGTGGTATTGAGCTGTCTGATTTTGAAAATGCGTCTGTTGCTGTTCTATTTAACGTACTATCCACCAAATCATTTAAGTTTTTTTTGTAACCCAAATAAACAAAGTCCTCCATCATATTTTTATTAACAGGAACTTCAAAATTATCACAATCTTTAAACTTTAATACTTTTCTAAATTTTGCATCTTCATCATCTATATCAATACCCTCAACATCATCAAAATTGAAATAAAATTCAACGTCTTCATCATTTTCGTCAAATAAATTAACAGCATTTTGATTAGATAATTCGTTTCTTTTTGTTGGTGTCCCACATATGGCCATTAATTTATTTAAAAGCCTGTTTAAATTATTTAAACCTTTATCAAATAATGGATGTGATTCACCACTTTGAATTGTCATTAACATTGAAGTTTTCACAATATGTTGAATATCTGGTAACTCTATGGATGAATAATAGTTATTTAAGAAAGTTTCTGCTGTATCAAAATTTACAGTTAATCCTGAAATATTCCATTGTTGATCATCTGTGTCCCAAAACATTTTTAAAATAGAATCTCCTGATGCTGTTCTCATGTCAAAACCTGACGGATTGTCAAACGAGTTATATAGTTCAGTATTAACTTTGACTTTTGACTCAGTGGACCCCGTTTCGGGTTCATAAACAATTTTGCCGGTTGCAGAACTCGGGTCGACTGTGAGTGCATTTAAAAAATCAAATTCATTCGGTTTTATATTTAAAGAATCTACACCAATTGTTTGATTTGTACCACAAATACCATCTGATGCAAAAAAATGTTCTTTTACCGTGTTTAAAATAATTTCTTTTGATTGCATTAACGTTTTATCGGCCCCCGTTTGTGCATGATATTTTAATCTATTTTTTGAAAATAACTTTTCGGGAATTGGTTTTCTGTTTTTATCTAAACTACTGTTTCCTGATAAAATAGAGTCAGTAATCTCCATAATTTCTGAAAAAATATTACTATTGTTGTCTTTGTTTTTTCTTCTATTAGTTAAGAAATCATCTAACTTTTTACCAAATAGTTGGTCTGTTGACGGTAAATCTTTTAGATATTTGTCATATACTGAGTCAACGACTTCCTTGGGGTCATCATTAATTCTTTTGATGGCCTCAATTTTAGATTTTAATTTATTCTTAGTATCCTTAATTTTACTCATTATAATTTATACTTTTCTTCAGTATCCGTTGAGTCGTCACTTAACATCTTATCCAATAGTGCTCTATCTTCATCACTTAAGTCTAATTTACCAAGAGGCATTTTACCTCCACTACCCGATGTTTGTTTTAAAAGAACACTTTGTAGTTTTACAAGTGATATTTTCTTTTCTGTACAATCATTTAGTATTTTCTGTTGTTCTTTAATGACAGGTCCAATAACACTCATGTCTTCGGCGTCCTTCATAAAAGACATCATTTTTCTCATTATTTGAGATGCGGTGTTTCTATTTTCAACCACATCGTTATAGATTTCTTGCATCAAAGCCAATGCAGAATCTACGTCTAATGAGATTATATTTTTTCTATCTCTTCCCATAACAATAAATAGAATTAATCTAAAAATCCACCAATAATACCGTCGTAGAGTTTTCTGTACTTTTTAATTGAAATTCTGATTTCTTTTGTACTGAGAGATGTCATTTCTCTTAATGACAGTAGTATTAGATTTTTATTGAATTTGTTCCCATCACCAACCTGAAATATCTTATCAAAGTTTCCAAAAATTTCAAGAAGAGCATAACCTAATTTTTGTTCATTTTCGGTTAAATCTTCATTCTCAATAAATTCCTCTAAATCAATTGTAAGTTTTACAATTACGTCCCTATAGTCTATTGCGTATTCATCCATAGTATAAGATAACTCCACATTATCTTCTATTGATGAGGATATATCATTGTAGGAAATCTGTCTGTTTTGTTCTTTGGTGTCCTTTTGAATTGCACCCATTAAGTAATTCTTACAAATTGTACCAAAGTAAGAATAAGCTTTATGGTTTTTTGTGTGGTCAAACTTATTGATTTTGGTCAACAAGAAGGACATTGTATCATCATGAATCTCTTGAAATTCGAGATCCTTTCTGTAAAGTTTATAACGTCGAATAATTGATTCGACCATTATAATTAGGGGTTCACGTAAATATTCGTTGAATATCTTATTTCTTTCTGCTTCATCGTTACTTTCTAAATAACTGACTACCGCCTTTTCCTGTTCCTCCCCAAAATAAATTTTTTGGGTTCGTTTTCTTGGCATTTAAGATTCCACATATTTTATATCTCGTTTATTTTTAAAGAAAAACTCTTTCTTTGCAGAATCCAACCAAAATTTAACTTCACCTTCCGATAGTTTTGTTTCTTCGTTGTTTTTATAACTCCAAAACAAAGACTCTTCTCTGAAGTTAACATGTTGATATCCAATTTTTGGTACTGTCATTATTTTGACACCATTGTGGGTTAATCTCAATAATAACTCATAACTAAATGTAAGTTTTATATTTTCCTTAAACATTCCATTTTCTTTGATGACGTTTGTTCTGAATAACCCTCCACTTGTCTGATAATTTTGATAATCTAATAGTACTTCATTATCGATAAAACCTTGTTTTTCAGTAAACCCATACGCCCAAGCGGATTCATTTGTAAAACTAATAAATGTACCTTCTACGTTAACATCTTTCACAACAGGTAAAAATACATCCACATCAGGATTTTCTGTCATGTATGTGTTCATCGATTTCAACCAAACTTTTCTAAACTCATCATCAACCTCTAAAATGGAAAACCATTCAGTTTCACATTTAGAAATACCTAAATTAATTTGATTACAAAAACCAACATCACCTGAATTTACTTGATAAACAATTTCTAATTTTTGTGATAAATTAGATAAACTATTTTTAACATTTGGTGGACAAATAATCATTAAAATAACGTCATTGTGAAAATCTTCTAAAGAACTTACTGCGTTATTTAACATTACAGAATACTCATCGTCAATTTTATGTAATGGTAATAATATTGTTATTTTTTTCATACTGTTTCTTCTACTTTTAATTTTTCTAATGCGTTATTAATAGATTCTATTCTTTTGTTTCTAAATGAATTGAATACCGATAAAATATTATTTTCTGTTAAAGACTTAGAATATGGTAAGAGAGTTTCACCCATCTTTTGTGTGATTTCATTTGTCAATTCAACACCCTCTAACCATGCTAATGTATATGTTCCAAGTAATTCTACAATCTTTGATGTATCATATGTCCATATACCATTTTCTGATAACCAATCAGGTTCCATAGATGGTATTTTACCAATAACGGGTACACCACATTTCATCGATTCTAATGGGAAAGTGCCAAAAGTTGATTCGTCATCAATCCATACAGAAACAAAACATTCTTTTAATCCTGTTGAAAATTCCTCATATCCCATTTGAACCATGTCTCTAAATGTAACCCATCTAAGTTGAGGATATTTTAAGTAAAATTCAGATATAATTCTTCTGTGTACAACCCTATCTCTACAACTGATTGCAATAAATGGTTTTTGAGTTTTATCAGACGGACAAAAATTATCCTCGATTATTGGTGGAATTATATGTACAAGAGATTCGGGAAAAATTTCTGAAATATATTTTTTTGATGCCTCGGTTGTTGTAATTACTCTATCAAAACCATAATCTCTCCATCTACTTCCCACTGGAAGTGTTTCAAAAATATAATCTTTTTGTTGTACCAACATTACTTTAGTACATTTAATATTTGATACTTGTTGTAAAATATTTGAATAGTATTCAGGTACTACAAGTACATCATCGATTTTAATCTCTATTTTATCCTCTTTGATTGATACTACTTCCAAATCCTTATATTTATCTCCAAGCCAGTGAGACACGCCTCCATATGTTGAATCTTCAACTAAAATTTTAGAATTAGTACCATTTTCTTTTAAAACAAATGCTAAATCATAAATGTATTTAACGGATGCTCTCGGATTGTTTTTAGTGTCATATGTTAAAAAATATACAGCGTTAGTACTATTTTCTAACCTACCTAATGCTTCTTTTAACTTTTCTATGTTTTCGATATTTTTACTCATCTTCTTCTATTAAAATATTGTTTTTTATTAATGTATTAAACGCGAGTCTAAATGAAAGCGTGGTACCTTTTTGACTAAATGGTCCCATTTCTTCGTCCGTTTCATCAATTTCATTTAGTACCCTTTCAACACACATCTTTATAATTTCATACATGAAAATATTAATCTCTGTCGATTCATTTCCATCTTCATCTTTTATTGTGTTTCCTGTTCTACATCTTGTGGTAATTGCTTCGATGTCGATGTGGTAGAGTTTTCCAAAAATTTCAACCATGTTTCTTTTATTTCTGTTAATTTACTTATTTCTTTTTTATGTGTAAAGTGTTGATTATATGTTGTGTTGAATTTTATTGTGTCTTTATTTTCAGGACATAAATTGATAATTTCTTTAGAGTCAGTAATCCATACGTCACATTTATTCCATTCTTCAGAAATATCTTTAGACTTAATAAATTTTACATTATTACCTAAGAAACCATTTTTTGAAAGAAAGAATAATGTTGCGGGTTTTGATTTACCCAATTCGTTTAAACCAACTACTGTAAAATTATGCTCGGGATTTTCGTAAATTATTTTATTTAAATCCGTAAAAGTTGTTTGATAACTAATACCCGCATGACCAAAAATTTCTATTGGGTATTCTATGTATAAAAAATATTCTAATTCTTCTAACGATTGAAATTGATAAGATGATAATAGGTCGTCGTTATGTATAGGTTCAATAATTTTATATTCAAAATTATTTTCAGATTCAAATTCCGTATCTATATAAGCGTCCCTATAGTGATAATCAAATTTTTGTATGGTGTTTCTTAATACACCATCAATACTCAAATAAATCTCCATGTTAAAAATATAATATGATAACTTTTATAAGTAAAGTTTAATCATATTTTTCTAAGATTTTCCCAATGATTGGATTTCTTACAATGTCCTGACTACCAAATTCAAATACACCCACACCTTTTACATCATCCAATCTTCTTTTAGCATCATACAAACCTGATTTGGTTTTGTCCTTGAATTTATCTGATTGTTCTAAATCTCCTGAAAGAAAAAATTTAGAGTTAAATCCAATACGAGTAAGTAGTAATTTAATCTGAGCCGGTGTGGCGTTTTGAGCCTCTTCGAATACGAGAATAGTATTGTCAACATTCCAACCTCTCATATAAGCCAAAGCCGCAATTTCAATAAATCCTTCGTCTTTTAATCTTTCTCGTGATTCTTTACCAATTATTTTATTCAAAAGATAATATGATGGATAAATGTACGGATCCAATTTTTCTTCTAATCCACCAGGTAAAGAACCAAGTTTTTCTTCTGCCTCTACAGCGGGTCTAACAATTATAATTTTCTCATATTTGTTAGTGTCATCCCAAAGTAAATCAACGGCTTTTTTCATTGCAATGTAAGACTTACCAACACCCGCCGGACCGAAACACAATGTAATTTCGTTTTCACCTAAAATTTTCCAATACTCTTCTTGTGATTTGGTTAAAAACTTTTCTTTTGGTTTTTTTATAATCTCTCTGATTCTTCTTTTGTTGGGTGTAATACCCTCAATTGTTGTGGTAATGTCGATACTCTGTGTAGTCTTACCATTTTTAGAAAACTTTACTCTCAAGGTTTTATATTTTATATACTATAATTATCTAGATAAATGTTATTTACCTGTCGAACCAAAACCACCAGTACCTCTGTCAGTCTCATTTAATTTATCAGATTCAACAAAATCTATTTGTGGGTACGCGATTATTATAATCTGTGCGGCTCTATCCCCAACCATATATTTCTTATGTCCGCTATGTGTCTTTTTAAATGTGGCTTGTAATTCTCCTCTATAACCACTATCAATCACACCCACACAATTCGTTAAACTTAAATCATATTTCCTAACTGATGATCGTGGAAAAATAAGACCAACAAATCCTTTAGGAATTTCCACTGCAATACCAAATCCATAAGAAATATCAAATTCAGATTCAGATATAACAGATGTAATTGTTAAATCCATACCTGCGTCCCCCTCTTTAGAGTAAGAGGGAGATATTGCATCTGGTGATATTTTTTTAAACTTGATAACCATTCCCTTTTGTGAGAACATGTCGGTTTTTATATCCTCATCTAACTTTCCTAATAAATTATTTAAATCACTGATAAAATTAATATCAGTATCATCATCTAAAATGTCCCTCTCAAGTTTTTTTAAATCTTCAATGTATTTTTTTATTTCTTCATTGTTCATTTGATTTGATTTTTTTATCAATAATCCATTTATCTAATTTTTTTAATCTGTCTCTTAAATCATTATCGATTGGTCTAAGACAACATTCAACAAAAACATCTGTGATTCTTTGTAGTTCCTCTACAGTCACAGTTACTCCTGACTGACTAACATATTCTAACGCGAGTTTACTTTGAGATTGTCTCAAAATTTGTATGTCTCTGCTAAAAAATTCCATTTTATCTAGATTTATAATACTCAGGAGTATTTTTTGAATCAATAATACATTCAATTGGCATTTTAACAATGGAGATACTTTCACTACCTCTAGTGTCTCCTGCCCTGTACTTTGATGCAACAATTGTTGCTTCCTCAACTGTCTCCGATTCAACAATGTATTTCAATTTTTGAAGTCTTGGATTTCCATTTCTGTCCATTTGTTCGGTTTCATAACCGATTGTTACTAAGTAATGCATAGTTTTTAATTTTAATTGTTATTAATTGATTTAAAGAATTCTATTCTGTCTTGTGAAACTTTTTTTAATGAATATTTGTCTTTTACGGTTTCATATAATCTATTACCTAAGTCTTCAATCATGTTTGGATTTTCAACTAAACGTTTCATATGTTTCCCCCATTCTTTGTGATTTTTCGATGGAGGAACTATAAGTGAATTACCTTTATTATTGAATACTCCTTGGTCGAGAGCCGATACTAAATCCAATGTATACGGATTTACCCCACTCGCAATTACTGCTTTTTTATGAAACCCCGATTCAATAATTTTTAATTGTGATTTATTTTTATTGAATTCATTTTCAAGTAAAGGTGCAAGAGAAACATCAAATAAATTATAATTTAGTGCATACTTTGTAATATCTCTTGTCCATCTTCTTCTGTAAGGTTTATCCACATCATTGAATGGTGTCTCTAAAAATGTAAAAAGATATTTTCTATATTCTTCGTCAATAACCTTGTATTTGTCAGTGAAAATATTTTCATATCTAAACCATACTGTTTCATGTGGAAGAATATCTCTTTTACGAATTTGATTTGTTTTTTTATCGAGCTCACTTACGGTACCTCGCGTATCAAATCCACATAATACAAATTGTACTTTATCTTTAAATAAATTATGAGTTGATGAGATACCGCTTCCTAATAATTCTAAATCGTATAAATGTGAAGATCCACCTAACCAACCAAATCTAACTTTATCTGATTTTTCAACATTAGATTGAAACTGGGATTCATTTTCATCTACGGCATTTGGAAATACGGCGACTTTTTTAATTCCGAGTTTTTCTTTAATTGTGGTGGCAAATATTGGTGTTGTGGTTAAAACATAATCCACCAATTTTAAAAGTTCTACTTTTTTCTGGGGTACATTATTCTGTTTAATTTGATGATACATCGGGTGTTTTTGATCAACATTCCATAAATCATCAATATCCATAACAGTCTTAATTCCCTTGGATTTCAACCAATTAACTCTTTTTACGTTTGATTCGTGACTTGTTTTATGAATAAAACTATGAAAAACAACAATGTCATAACTTTCAAAAATTTTATCTTCTTCGGGTACATCAAAAGAAATATCCACATGAAAATCCTCACTATGATTTTCTCCAATGTATTTGTATGGATCTAATATTCTATATTTACCAACTCCGTGTGTGTCTGATGGTATTGCTAATATTTTTATTTTAGACATTATCGTATCATTATATGTCTAAATAATAAAGAAAAAAATTCAAAAAACAAAATGTTATTTAGCCTTATTTACACCTGTAATTTTACCTTTGAAAATAGAATCACCAACTTTTAAAACAAGATTTTCATTAATCGAGGCAGTTTGTTGGGCACTTAATATTTGGTTTAGTTTCTCATCCATAACTTTTCTTACTGTATTTTCGATTAATACGGCAATGGCGTTCATATCGATACTTGGGTTTGAAATCGTACCAACATTTTTTTGTTGTGGAGTTGTCTTTTTACTTAAACCTTCTTGTTCCATTAATTTTTTTGCACTTTTAATGAAATCCATGTCAAGACTCTCATTTAAGGATATTTGAGGTAATTGTGGAATTGGGTTATCTATCATTGCCCTTTTAATGGCATCAGGTAGTTTAGATTCATTAATTTTTTGAACAGAGGGAAGACCTGATGGTCTTGGGGTTGTATTTGTTGGGGTTTGGGTTTTCATTAGTTCTTCGGGGTCACTTAATAACATACTTTTGTTAATATTACCCGTTTCAAAGTTTCCATTGTCAACCTTGTTCATTACTTTTTTAGCGTTTACCAACTTTCTCATTAAATCATTTTCTGATATTGGTCCTTGATTCTGTGACATCTTAATTTTTTTATTAATATAATTAATTAACTAACAACATTAAAGTTTTTATTCTCATTATTGTTTCTTGTAACGGTTCCGTTTGAGTTTCTGGTTCAGGTAAATTATCTGACACAGTTATATTATTTTTCTTCAATAAGTCAGATAACTCTTTATTTGATTCTAAATCAAACCTTTTTCTTGTTCCCTCGCCCGCTGATTGATTTTTCCCAAGTTCTCTTTGTGTAGATTTCCAATCTTCCTCTTTCTTTTTATATAAATCTCCAACGGCCTTTTGATAATCTTGAGTTGAAATAATTTTTTGTCCGTTAACATCTTTAGGTTGTAGGGTCTTGAACACATCACCGAGATTATCTTTTTGTGGTTGTGGTGTTGCGGTTGGTTTATCATCAATTTTAGGTTGTGGTAATGGTTCTTTTGATGGTTTTTCAGGTGTTTGTGGTTGTGGTGTTGGTACTTCTTTTTGTTTTACGTCAGGTGTTTTAGTCCAATCGGCAGTAACATACGTTGTAACCATAGGTCCCTTACTTGATTCTGAACCTTCTTTATAACCTGGTCTTTTATTGTCAAATGTTTCATCAGTTAAAACACTTATGTTACTCATTCTATCTACAATAAAGGTTCTCCAATTTGTTTTATTGTACCCCTTTTTTGATACAGATGGAGGTTGTACATATGCTCTAACAATCACATTACCCTTTTTACTCAAACCTATCGCAACAACCTCTGCTCTCACCCTTACTCCACGTTTTACACTTATCTTATCGGGTTTAGTTGGTCCCGAATAATAGAATGTAACAGGATTTCTATTTTTTATTGCATCCACAAGTGGTTTGGTTTTTTTACCAGACAACGATTGTTCTAATAGTATGTTTTTTAGTTTGAATAACATTAAAAATCAGGATACCCCTTTGTTTTATTGTACTTATTTCTTGCAGTAATCTCAGTTCTTAAATTTATATCTGTTATTGAACCTACGTTATTACTTAATTCTCCTTTACCCTTTTCGTCACCACTTGACAAAGCATTTAGATGATTAATTCCATACGCATTTTCTGTATTATATATGTTTCTTGCTGTGTTATCAATTCTTGAATTAATATCCGTTAAACCTCCGATATTACCGCTTGACTCTCCTTTTCCTTTTTCATCACCATTTGACAACGCATTTGGGTGATTAATACCATATCCGTTATTTGGATTGTAAGGGTTTCTACTAATTAATTCGTTCCTTGTTGAAATGTCGACAGACCCCCCTATTTCATTTTTACCTTTCTCGTCACCATCTGAAATTGCGTTTCTGTGATTAACACCATATCCATTATTTTCATTGTAGGTATTTCTCGTAAGACTTGAAATTCTATTTTGAATATCAACAGAACTACCTATTTCGTTTTTACCTTTTTCATCACCATCTGATTTAGCGTTTGGGTGATTTGAATTGTATTCACCATTTAGACCATATGCATTTTTTGAAATATGTTCTTTTCTGAATTGTTCTGCTAATATTTCTAATTGTGTTGCCATATTATAACATTAATTTTTTCATTCTTTCAATCTGTTCAAATAAACCAAGTGAGGTTATTGGTGAAATTGAGTTTTTATGTGAATTACTTTTTATCAGATTTGTTGGAATTTTAAACCCAAATCTTTTTGTGTGTTTTTTGAGGTGTGAATTTTTTCTCTCTCCTGTTAAACCACCCATTTCGTCGGCGTTTTTTCTTGAGTCTTTTCCTTTACTCACTAAGTCTCTTTCTCCTTGTAAAAAAGGTTTTGACCATTTTTCCATTCTATCCCCACCACACAGGTTGTACTTAATTAAATCTTTCTTTTTATCCATGTTGTTGATATCATGAATAATTCTTTTAAGTTGTCCGTACTTTACCTTTTTATCTGATAATATTTTTTTTGCACGATGAACTCCATCAACGTGTTGTCCATTTAAATTCTGTAAAGAAGAATTTATTTGATCCAAAACATCTTGTGGTACGTCGAAAATTCTATTTTTTAAATCTTTATTCATCGTTTTTTAGATGTTTCAAAACATCATTGACACTTAAATTATTCTTCTTAAGTGTATTTTTAAGAGAGTTTAATTGTTTTAAAACAATAGGATTAATTTCTTTTTCTTCTGTTGTTTCACTTTTAGAGACTATGTCATTACTTAAATTCTTTTTAGATAAAATACTTTCTATGTACTCCTCCATAAACTTTTTAGGGTTTTCAACAAGTCTCACCTTATCATCAGGTAATTTTTCATCATAACCCATTTGACCTAATCTTTCTTTTGCCTCATCATCAGGTATCCCTAATTCTTTTTCAAAGTGTTTTTCAGCATCATCAAAATCCGCGTCTATCATAATTGTATCTTTAGCACCTAAAGCTTTACTTAAATCAGATTCCGCCCAATATTTCAAAGATGTGTGTGTACCATGAACACCGTGAATACCCATACTACCCGCACCTGATTTTATTACTTCATCGGTTGTTTTCTTTTGAACGACTCCCTTTGATACAACATTTGGGGGTGTTTTGGTTCTACTGATATTACCATTATCATCAACTATTTCATCAACCTCTTCTTCTTTTTCTACTTTATCGGGTATTTTTTCAAAATCTGTTTTATCTGAGAATTCTTTAGCCCATTTCGACCATTTTTTACCTTTTTTACCTCCTTTACCGGCTTGAGCATAGAAAAATCTTTGTTGTGCTTTAGATGCAAACTTCTCTTCTATAACTTGTTTAATAAAATTATTCATCTAAACGTTTTTTATATAAATATCAAATACAAGGAAAGATATTTATAGAAATATGAACACACAGAATATTTTAGACTTTTTTGGGACAAAATTGAATGTAAAACTAGATTCGTCCGAATTTTATGATTATGAAATATCGAAAGTAGATTTAGACTATGATACTAAGGTTTTAGATTTATCAACACCAATAACATATAGTACCCTTAAAATCAACACCACTTTGGAGGATTATTCTTGTGCAAGAAACACTATTAGTCTTATTGAGGTGAATAATACCGTAAATGATTCAGATTACATTTACTCAGGATTAACCGCAACGGTTGATTATGATGATTTTGTGAATCAAATATCAACAGGATTCACAAATACAATTTTAAATAGTAATGTTTTTACTTATACAGGATTAACAGGTGAAACACATTATTTTACTATTCAGAGTTTTAACAATTCATCGACTTATGATACGGATTTTGGTGTTGCGAGTGAATCTCAACTAATTAGTGGATTTACAACAGGAACAACAAGTGTACTTAAATGTGTGGAAAGATTAGAAGACGAAAACAATTGTTGTCCCTTACCAAACAAATTATCCAACAAACCATGGGCTTATCAATTTATGGAACCCTTTTTAAGTGGGTGTACTGAACATATAGAAAGAAGGGTCGAAAAGGGGTGGTCGTTAGATTTTATATTTAATAGAGAAACATTACCTTGGTCAAGTGGGGGTGTATTTTACTATTACGGTGTGAGAGGATCAAATTCAACATCAGATTATGCCGACAATAATTTATCATTTCAATTCACTTCAGATAGAAGAATAAAATGGGTTGTACATCATTATTCGGGAAATTGTAATACAGATTCAGGTTATACAGAATCGTATTATATTTCCACAGGTCAAACACCACAATTGTGCACGACAGGTGAAACTAAAGATTTTAATGTAACAATAGTTTTCGACAGATATAAAAGATATATAAACTGTGATTTAGAAAATAATGGTGGATGGAATGATTTACTCGGATGGAAAATTGACGAATATAGTGACACGGAAGTTTCGGCGGTAACGTCTACACAATTAACCGAATTTGAGGATACTTACGAATTTTTGAATAAAAAATGGGCAGATGAAAGACAAAGAAGATTGGGGACGCTTAAAATATATTTAAATGGTAGACCCATTTATAAATTAGAAAATTGGGAAGAAATAGTTCCTTCAAATAGGGGAACACAACCGTTTATACAATCATGGGGTGGAGGAACAGGTTTAATGAATAACATTCATAACGGAGTTTGCTGTTTCAATATTAAATCAATAAAATATTATGAGGAACCTTTGGATTTTGTTCATGTTAGACACAATTTCTTAACAAGATTAGATGATTATGATTTCTTTATATGTGGAGAGGATTGTGAGGATGAT